GTTCATGTCTTGCATCATTAAAAATTGTGTCATAGCGGCACCTTTTGGTGTTACCACTAGCACAATAGGTTTTGAAATTATCATTGCTTGACCGTTATCATCAACAACTTTTGTAATAATTTCTTCGCCGGAACCTAGTTTTATTGTAACTATTTCATTATTGTTATAAATTTTTGATATCATAGTTATTTCCTTTTCCCAGGACGATTTGTTCTTGGATCAATCCTGCCTTTGCGTTTCTGCATATGTTTAGTTTTTCTTGTTTGTTTTCTTGCTTCACGTATAGAATCAAGTTCTTGCTGTTCTGAGATTTTTATCCATTCCAGATACATTAGAGTTTGAAGCCTTTGAATGTATCTTTAGTTACATCTTGCTTGACACCACCAACAATGTAACTCTCTACTTCAGTTTCTTGTGGTGCAACTTGTAATCCAGCACTGCTTAACCAATGCTGTGTCCATGGTAATGGATTTTGTGTTACTGGCTGATCAAAAATTGGATCAAGACCAATTGCTTTTAATCTTTTGTTTGCAATAAACTCTACATATCTGTCTAATAAAGTTTCGTTAAGACCAATAATAGAACCGTCTTTCATAAGATGTCGTGCCCAGGCTTTTTCTTCTTCAACACAGAGCTTGTACATGTTGTACACTGTGTCGTTGTTTTCATTGACAATTTTTTTCATTTCTGAATCATCACCCTGTTGCCAGTTTTTAATAATGTGTGTTGACAGTGCCAAATGTTGTGATTCATCTCTAGCAATTAACGAAATAATTTTTGCTGAACCTTCCATCAGTTTTAATTCACCAAACGCAAACGTACAAGCAAATGACACATAGAATCTCAAACCTTCAAGTATGTTTACATTAACCATAGCAAGGTACAACTGTTTTTTAACTTCTTTGATATCGCCTTTGCCTTTGACAAAATAATCTTCTGCCATTTTGCTAAACTTGTCATAGTTTTCAGTTACAGAAATAGCTCTTTTGATAATCTGCTCATCATTAAGAATTGTGTCAAACACTTCACTAGGATCAGCATACACATTTTTCATGATATGTGTATAACTACGTGAATGAATTGTTTCAAAGAAATCCCAAGTGATTATACAACCTTCTAGTTCTGGATTTGATACATAAGGTAAAAAACTCAAACACGGTCCTCTGCCTTGTACACTGTCTAGTAATGTTTGATATTTTAAATTAGATGTGAATATGTGTTTTTGTTCCGGACGAAAATTAGCATAATCTGATCTGTCCTTTTGTAGACTCACTTCTTCTGGTCTCCAAAAATATCCCAACATTGTTTGATTGAGTTTGTCTAATGCTGGATATTTAAAAATATCATATCTTTGTACATTCTGGTCTTCACCAAAGAACATAGGCTCTTTAGTAAAGTCAACATCTTTTCTGTTAAAAATGGTTTTACTCATAGCGTTTATTTATATCTCACAAGCATCACATGATGCATCATCTGTTTCTATTTCTACATTCACGTTTGCTTCTGACTGAGGATTTTCTGCAAATTCGTCTGCCGCATTCTGTATTGGTGTTTCTTCAACTTCAACACTGGCGTCAGTTTTAAAATCGTATGTGTTTTGATAATAGCTTGTCTTCCATCCTAGTTTATAAGTTGTAAGCAAATCTTTAAACATCACACTCATAGGAACTTCGTTGTTTTCAAAGTGCGTAGGATTATAACTCCAGTTACCCGAAATGGCTTGATCAAAAAACTTCTGCATCACAGCAACAATGTTTATATACCCATCGTTTGATGGCATGTCCCAAAGCAGTGTATAAAAGTTTTTTAGTCTAGCATAATCAGGAACTATTTGTTTTAAAGGTCCTTTTTTGGATTTTTTAACTGACAAATATCCTCTAGGTGGTTCAATTCCGTTTGTTGCATTTGATACAACACTTGAGCTTTCAGAAGGCATCTGAGCACTTAGAGTAGAATTTCTTAGACCTGTTTCTGCTACTTGTTTTCTAAGACTTTTCCAATCTAGTTTTAATTTGGTATTACAAAGTTCATCTAATTCTTTTTTGTAATGGTCAATTGGCATTTGACCCAATGCATATTTGGTTCTATCAAAATATTCGCATTTGCCTTTTTCTTTAGCCAACTCTGATGATGCTTTGATCAAATAATACTGGAATGCTTCTGTAAGCTCATGCACTACAGGTAGTGCTTCAGCATCACTGTATTTGACTTGATTTTTAGCAAGATAGTGTGCTAGGCCAATATAACCAACACCCAAACTACGTCTGGCTTTTGTAGAAATTTCTGCGGCTTTTACCGGATACTGTTGATAGTCAATAATTTCATCTAAAGCTCTTACAGCCAAATCACACAGCTCTTCCAGTTCAGATAAATCTTTTAGAGTTCCTACATTGATTGCACTTAAAATACATAATGCAATCTCACCATCTCCGTCAATGTGTTGTACCGGAACTGTGGGTAAAGTAATTTCTTGGCAAAGATTTGACATGTTTACTTTGTCTTGGAAACTGCTATGCGAGTTAGCATGATCAATATTCATAATATAGATACGACCTGTTTCTGCTCTTTCTTTTAAAAGGTCACCAAATAGTTCTTGTGCTGGTATAGTTTTTTTATCAATTTTTTTGCTACGTTCATATTTGCAATACAGCTCGTCAAATTCTGGAGTACCAAAAGCATCATATAAATCTGGTACATCATGCGGCGAGAACAATGTGATGTCTCCGCCTTCTAAAAATCTTTCATAAAATAATTTACTGAGTTGAATTGAATAGTCTAGTTTTCTAACTCTATTATCTTCTGTGCCTTTGTTGTTTTTTAAAACCAAAATGTCTTGTATCTCTTGATGCCATATTGGAAAGTGAACAGTAGCACTACCACCACGTACACCATTTTGTGTGCAACATCTTACTGTGGCTTCAAACTTTTTTAAGAATGGTACCACACCAGTATGTGCTACTTCACCTCCTCGGATCTTAGAGTTAATACCTCGAATTCTTCCGGCGTTGATTCCAATACCGGCTCTTTGTGCAATATATCTACCTATGGCCATGTCACTAGAAAAAATTGATGGTAATGTGTCATCAACCTCAACTAAAACACAACTAGCAAATTGCCTCATTGGTGTTCTAACACCTGACATTACCGGAGTAGGAATATTAATTTTAAATTGACTAATAGCATTGTAGTATTTTTTGATATATCGTAGTCTCTGATCAACCGGATAATCAGCAAATAATGTTACTGCAATCATCATATACATGTATTGTGGTGTTTCGTATATTTTACCAGAACTACGATCTTGTACAAGATACTTGTCTACTACCTGTCTTAAACCAGCATAGGTAAAATTTAAATCTCTTTCGTGTTTGATATAACTGTTAATTTTGTTCCACTCATCGTCTGTGTATTTAGATAAAATTGATTTGTCATATACACCTCTTTCAATGTTTGTTGCTACAAAATATCTCAAAGGTACATGACCTTCAGTAGGCATAAATTTACCAAACACATGTTTCTGCAAACTAAAAAGCAACAATCTTGCCGCTACATATTGATAATTTGGATTTTGCAAGTCAATTAAATCGTTTGCAGATTTAACTAAGATTTCTTGAATCTCATCCGTTGTCATTCCATCTGTGAATTGTAATCCGGAGTTCATTTCAACCTGAGAAGATGATACTCCTGATAAGCCTTCACATGCGGCTTCTGTCATTTTGTGGATTTTATTAATATCAAGAAACTCTTTACGACCGTCTCTTTTAACAATATATAGTTCTTTTTCTTTGTTCATTATTAGCTCAATTCCTTATTTTTAATTGTACAGCTATCCAGCGCCATTGTCAACAATTTTTCTGAGTAATTTATCAATAATCGTGTGGATAAAAAATAATTATCTACAGATTTATGAAGTTAACCAGCGTTTTAATATGTAACTTATTCTAGCATCTGTGGTTACGTTTGCATTTATTGCCTCAACAATAATTGTAGTACCACTTATTCTTGAATTGAAAGTTATATCTGATGTGTCATTGATATCTGTTCTGTCATCAACAAATGACACAGTTGAACCGTCTGTAATTACTCTCATTGTTCCTATTGATTTGTCTGATCCAAACTGAATACTGTAGTCAAAAAACATTGTATCCGTATCAGACACATCAAAGGAAATCAAATTGGTTGTTGCGTTAGCAGTGGCAGTTAATTTTAATAAAGAATTTTCATTAACAAAAACGTTGTTTTCAAAAGATGGTCTTGAATCTTGTGTAAAAATTTTAATATTATTAGCAACCGTAGACTCATTGACTCCTTGTGAAGCATTTAAAAATGTCACAAGATTTACTGCCTGTTGTGGTGAATCTAGATCAACTAAAAGATTTCCATCAACTTCAATTGATCTACTACTGTAAGGTAAATCTGAAATAGATCCTAAAATATTTAAATTGGTATTAGTATCGGCTGATGCAATGATATCCAAATTTGATACAGCACTGATTACACTGGCCTGGTTGCCGGTAGCACCAACATCAATCCAACCAGTGCCTGTGGTTAAATCAATATACAGTTGGTTGTTAGCAGATGATTGATCTGTTTCAATTGAAGGCACTGCATTAGCAATTTCTGATACAATTTCATCAGTAGTCCATTTTGACACTACTATTACCGAATTAGCTTCAGGAATACTAGTTGATGTTAAATCAATATGTAAGTCTGTTCCGGCGGTACTAACAGTGTAAATTGTATTACTAATCGTTTCTGGAATATTATTGATATTAAATTTAGTAACCACTACATTTTCGGCAAGTACTGGTGTTGATTTTGTACTTGGCAGTGAAAGTGGTGTGTTAGAATTCAGAATAGACAAATTTGAATTTGTACCATCACCAACAACACTTTCAGTTTCAGCAAGTTTAAAAACAACTAATCTAGTATTAATATCGCTCTGTGTATGATTTTGTGCATTTAAAAAATTATTAACCTGCACCATACGATTCTTAGAATCTTGATTTCCACCGCCAATATACAGCTCTCTAGTATCAAGAGCAAACCCTAGTTCACCTTCAGCAAGAGGTGTTGGCAGATCAGCTTTGTTTCCTCTTCTGTTTTTTAATCTTACATATGTAGTAGTCATTTGTTTTTACCTTAACATTACTATTTAGCGATTTTGTAAAACTGTTCTACTTTGTCAAGCCACATGTCTATATAACGGTTAAATTCGCTTTTTTCTACTAAAAACTGCTGGTATTCACCGCTGTGTGACACAATAAAAATTACGCCGGCTTGAATATCTGTGCCATACACTTCATTGTGTGCTAACGCATAAGCGGCACATTGCATAAAATAATCTTCAATCCATTCACGTTTTTTAACTTTTCTAGAAGTTTTAAAATCGCCAATAACAGGCTGACCTTTATAGACACATACCATATCTGCTGTGCCGGCATATAAATTAGGAAAACAAAGATGCTGTTCAATACCCCATACTTCGTTTATGTCCTTCATTCCATTTTCAATAATAATATCACTGAGTTGCTTGGCTTGTTGGTAAACAAGATTTCCGCCGGTGGGGCGAGGTTCGCCGGTGATGTAATTTTCTAAATGCTGATGAGTAACTGTTCCTAAGTTTGCTGACTCAGTCACAATACGCTGTGCTTCTGCTTGTCCTACTCGCTTCTTCCACTGATTGAGTGCTGTCATATCTTTGGTAGCACTCAGAATTGTAGTTACACTTGGTACTGGATTATTATCCTCACCTACGTAATATCTTTTACCTTCTATTGTGGTTCTTTTAAAATTTTTATATGGAAATTTTTCTACTAGTAATGACACTTTTAAAGATCTCTATCAATGGTTTTTTTAGCCAGTTTTGAAACTGTTTTTTCATTATCCATTGTAGCATCTTTTGAATATTGTGTCAAGTTATGATCTTGTTGTAAAACAATCTTGTCTTGATTAATACTTTTAACCAGTTTCATATTTTTTACAACATCTGCTAAAGAATTGGGAGTCACACTATAGCCTAATTGATTTAATTCTTTAACTAGACTGTCAGTTGGTATTTCAGTTTCTCCTGATGCCAACATACTCATTAACAGATTCATAACATCTGCCTGGAGTTTATCTACATAGTTTTCAGTAATTTCGTTGATACGCATTATGATTTCTTGGCTCTGCCAAGTGGTTCATCTACCGGACCTGATGCTGAATCATCACCAGCAGTTTTTTGATCACTGTCTGGAGAATCTAATTCTAGTGAATCCTGTCCATCAAGATCTAAATCATCAACATCATCTGTTGCATCATCAGTATCCATTGTTGAAGCTGGCTGTTCACCTTGAATTTTTAATACTTCGTTCTGTGCTTGTTCTTTGGCTTGTCTAGCACTGTCTAGCATTGCTGAAAGTGTATCGTTCATTGCAGTGTTAAACTGTGATGCCGCATCTGCACCAAATTCGTATGTCATTTTGTCAACAATTGCACCTAGTGTTTCGTTTTGCATTTTACCTAGGTCTTCAATCATTCCTTGAAATTCATCTACTAATTGCTGACTTGCTAAAACTGTTTCTGCTTTTTCTAAATCATCAGCTTCTTTAACAACTTCTGTGCTTTCGCCCATTTCTTCATCACCTGATATTGGTGATTCTTCGCCATGTGCATTTCCGCAACCGCACGGTGTTTCACCGCAACCACAGTTGTCATTATCTTTATTCTTCATCTGATCAACCATTTCATCTGGCACTTGTCCTATCATTAGTACAATTGCTTCACTGAGTAAAATGTTTTTAGCATACTCAGGATGTTGATGATACGAATTAAAAGGCAAGCTGTGTTTAAGTTGCTCTCTTTGTGCATCTAGTTCTGATTTGACTTGATATAGTTTTTCAACTTCTACTTGGTCAAATACTTTAAAGCCGTATGTTTCTTCTAACCAGCGATTTATTCTGGAAATTTTAGATTCATATTGTGTTTGTAGATCATTTAATTTCATAACATTTTTATTTATGCTTGATTGGCATTTATCTTGTGTTTGTATTGTGCATTAACCACTTGTTTAATCACTTTAATCTGGTCTTTTAGCTTATTTATTAGTGATTTTGTTGTTAATATTTCAGATTCTTCTGTGTTTTTA